TTCTGAGTAGAAACATAATCTAAAAAGTATAATGGTTTAGCACCACAAGTGATTATATCATTAACACACATAGCAACTAGATCTATACCAATAGTAGTATAGTCATTACCAATTCTACACATATTAATTTTAGTACCTACACCATCAGTACCAGACACTAAAATAGGTTTTTCATATCCTGAAGGAACCTCAAACATACCACCAAAACCACCAATACTAGGTGCTTGGTTTTTTAATTTTTCAACAAAAGCATTTCCTGCTTCAATATCAACTCCAGAAGTTTTATAATCCATAATCAACCACCATCAGCTTCACATCCAATACGACTGCCAAGAACAGCACCTAGTGGAATTGCCCACCAACGTCCATCTCCTCTTGAAATAGCAGCACCTAAACCACCACCCAATACTGCACCAGCAACTTTACCATCAGTACAATCATTATTATCATACTCTATAGTAGTCTTGCGTGTGTATCCACCTGTTCTTAATGAATCATCTGCAGATCTACATGGAACCTCAATAGTTTCATGAAAAGATTGTACATAACCAGGACTATCTGCAGTTCCTGGTATATACTCTTCTCTATATTCTGTCTTAAAACAATTGCGACTGGTAGAATATCCTTCTTGAAATGATCTATCATTTACATCTGCAAGTGCCGAAATAGGAGTAAATACCATTAATGCTGCAAGAGCTAATTTCATTGTATTTTTTGATTTGAAATCATCATAGCATTAAAAAGGGGGTTTTGCAACCCCCATTCATTAAATGTAATCTTTACGAGCATGATGCTCTGGAACTATCTTTTTCAACTCCACGGTGAGGAGTCCATCTTCAAACTTGACGGATCCAATCTCCGTATCGTCTGTGATCGTCCAAACTCGTTCAAAACTTCGTTGGGCCAATCCTTTATGGACAAACGTTCCATCATCTTTCGATTCTTCTTTTCTGCCTTCGACATATAGTTTTCCAAACTCCGTATAGACTTTAAGTTCATCTTTCTTGAAGCCCGCCAATGCGATTTCGAGTTTTGATTCATGATTATTTAATTGTACCAAATTATATGGTGGGTAATTTGATTGTGGGAAATCAGAACTGAAGAATCGATCTAAGTAATCGTCCATTCCTATTCCATGCTTTGAAATCTTATCCATCAATTCTGGAAGATTTGCAGCGTGATACCTTGCTAGTGTGTTCATGGTTCTCCTTAATAAGCGAGTGTAAATTGTGTACCCTTTCGGCGTACAATAATATTTAACCATAAAGCATAAAAAAAGGGAATGTTGAATCCCCTACTTAATTATTCGGTTCTCTTCAATAATCAAATTCATCCAATACATCTAATGCATTATTAAGTGCTCTTTGTGCTGCCCACCTTTCTTTATCATCCCATTCAGGGTACCACACTTTATCATCAATCCCCTTCTTTATATTAAGAAGTCTTGCTTCCATATCAGTTTTTTTAAGTCTTCCGTTCATATATGTCCTATACAAATTATTAGGCCAAGCACAACTTGGATTTTTCTTTGTGAGTAATGGGATTTGCATAAGAAAAATGCCCAACCTTATATAATATATTTAATCACAAAAGAGAGTTTAAGTCCACTAAATGTGTCCTTTCTCTAATTTTTCCTTAAGTTCTGCGTTTTCTTGTTTTAATTTTTCGATCTCATTCTTACAAGAAGCAATTAATCGTTCTTGTTGTTCAGTGATTTCTTCTAATTCATACCAAGATCTAATATGATCAAAACCCATCTAACCATCCTTATTGTTGTTGCTCTTCAGGTTTTTTCTTCTTACCTATATTATACTTGGTTTCTAAAATCCAATCATTCTTTTCTTTATATGAAAGAACTTTAATTTGATTTAAAGGTGCAATGTCAGTAATTTTATCTGCATGGAGAACAGTTATCAATCCCCAATCGCAAAGTAATTGAATAATTCTATTACGACGTTGAACATCATTCACAGTAAGATTTGCATGTTTACCATCTAATGCAAATAGTTCTTTAAAGTGAACAATAAAATATCTTCCCTGCTTATG